AACGCGAAACCGCATTAAAAGGTAAATTCAACGGCGGCGGTGTTTTGTGGGGGTATAAGCTAGACGAAAATAACAACTATAATATAGATAAACAAGCCGCCCCGATAATAAAAGATATGTTTGAAAAATATGCGGCGGGAATGTCGAGTGTAAAAATTGCACAATATTTAAACAACAACGGTATAAAAACAGTATTGGGAACCAACTGGGATAATCGCAAGGTGCTTATGGTTCTTAGAAAAAAGGGGTATGGCGGTTATTACTGTTGGAGCGATTATTGTTTGGAAGATAAGATTCCTGCTATAGTAGATAAAGAAACCTTTGAAAGGGTACAAGAAAAAATGCAAAAGAACAAAGCCAAAGCGGCAACATATAAAGCAAAAGAATATTACATTCTATCAGGTAAACTATTTTGCGGGAAATGTGAAAGAAAAATGACAGGGAACAGAACCAGCTCATCACGTAAGAATAAAAATGAACGTGTCAGCTATTACTCTTGTTCAGGTCGAAAAATGTACAAAAATTGTGATATGAAAGGTATAAGAAAAGACTTTATTGAGGCACTTGTTCTTAATGAGATAAAAAATTTCTTATCTAATAATGAAATGATAGAAATTATTGCAGAAAAAATTATCAAACTGCTAGAAAAAGATAAGGCAAAAGAAAACCTTTCAGACGCGTTACAAGAACAGTTAAACGGTGTTGACAAATCTTTAAAAAACATTCTTAAAGCAGTTGAGCAGGGAATAATTTCAGACACAGTCCAAACAAGATTAAAAGAATTGGAAATACAAAAAAGGGATTTAACTTTAAAAATTCAACAGGAAAAACTAAAAGAAAATAAACCCGTACTGACAAAAGAACATATAATGTTCTTTTTGGACAGATTCAAGAATATGAATACAGACGATGAAAAAACAAACGAAATGGTAGTTGAAACGTTTGTAAATAAAATTTATGTTGATGATAAAAGTTTAAGAATAATTTTCAATATATCAGAAGGAACAAAAGAAACAAAAATAGACCTCAAAAGCATACATAATGCTGAAAACAAACAATTATGTTCCGTTTTGGATACTTTACACAGGTGTGACAACGCCGATGTAAGTATCCAAAACATATACTATGATAAAAATGTATTTTGGATTAAGATTTTACTTTAAATATTTCTTGTACAATCTTACAATTTGATTGTTTTTATTCTATCTGCTAAAATTGTCTTATCATGACCGATTATAGTTCAAAAATTAAAAACTCGATTTTATCAAACCTTGATAATTCAATCAAAAAAACTAGAATACTTGAGAAACGCAAAAATATTCCTTATGCTGTTATCCTCTGCAACCAATATGCAAAATCCTTAAATATGGATAATCTCATTTATTTTTCAAAAAACGGATATATCAATATACCCATTATTAAAAGCGAAAAACTAAAACATAATAAATTTCACCTCGTATTCAGTGAAAAAGAACTTGTAGAGTTAATTAATAGCAGGTAACAACTTCGTACTTATTTTTTATACAAAAACAACCCCGCTAAATACTTTAGCGGGGTTATATAATAAAAAAAGGAGTTATTCTATTGAATTTTCTATGCCAAAAATATTTCAAGTTTATTGTTCGCCGTCTGCATTCCGTCAACATGCACCCAACCGTCTTTTGTACTTTGTCGGCTTTCAAGCCTGCGAAACACTTTCAAAATTCCTTTGTCGTGCAATGTTTGAATATCATTAAAAAGTTTTATATTGTCTTTACTGTGCAAATCGAATGCGATTCCCAACGTATGCCCAGAACAATACGGGGTTGATTTTGCTTTGACAAGCGGGTCAACATTACTTCGCAAACCGCATTGGTTTAAACTTCCGCCAAACTTCCAGTTGTTAATCGTTATCGAATGCCCGTGATACTCTCTTATTGCGTCAAGGTCTTTCAAAATCTGTTCTTGAAAAAACTTCCAACAAAAATTCGCGCCATATCTGCGCGAAAAATATTCGTAAACTTGCTTTGATACAAGTTCTTCGATTTTAAAATATTTACAAGTATACATAGCTGTCACCTCATTTTTTTCTCAATTAGAATATCTAACTTATGATCCATACTGCCGAGTGTCATATTTAACCCCGAATGTTGCATATTACAGTGTTTACACTGTACATATTCATTCTCTACGTGGTTTATTCGTTTATGTAAAGCCTCATCCTCGCGTTCAAGTTTTTTTACATCTGCTGAAACTGCCTCACGCGCTTCACTTCGTATATATGCTTTTACAAATTTAAACCCGACAGCTCCGCCAATTCCGCCGCCACCCAAAAGTGACACCAAAAACGTCACTAATTCACTTCCTGCTTGCATTTTTACCGCCTACTTATATCTTCTGAACTTTTTTACAAAATATCCAAATCCGAATTTATCTTTCTTCTTCAAAAATATCGCTTCTTTTTCCGCAATAGATATTGCATTTTCGGCATATCTGCACGCTTTTTCAAGGTCGCGCTTGTCCTGAATAACTTCCGTTTCGGATTGGTTCTCTTTAGATGTTTTAAAATAATCGAAGAGGCTCGAAAAAACCTCTCCGACCGATTTTACTACTCCCGCAAAATCAAACATTACACATGCGCTCCGCAGTTTCCCTCTACACCGTCGATTTTATCCGCTTGCTCCAGAAGCCACTTGTCAAGTATTTTGAATGCAGGACCCGTCAAAGGTAAAACAATCGCGTCATCAATCGGTGTTTCGGTTGTTTTAACAACGGTTTCAATCAAATCCTTAAACGCGGCAACTACCGTAGGTGATAATACAACCGCATGTCTTTCACACCATTCTAGCAGTACTGTTCTCATTTTTTCGTCCATAATTTCCTCGCTTTCCTGTCATTTTTTGACAAATTTTGTGATAATTTCCTAACTTTCTGTCGTTTTTCGACATGTTTTGTAATATTTAAACTTTTAACACTTGACAAATGATAGCAGATGTGCTATCATAATACTATGAGTAAAACAGACAAACTTATTCAAAAAATCCTTAAAGGCAAATCCGAAATAACTCCGGCAGAGGCAAGAAAAATTCTTGAAATGTTCGGATACATTGCTCAAGGACCCGCAGGCGGAAGCTCACATTTAACCTATAGAAAACCTAACGCTCCGTCAGTCACTATCGTTCTTACTCAAAATCCTTTAAAACCGTATATGGTAGCAAAATTACAAGCAGTACTTAAATATGAGGGGTATTGATATGAAAAAAAATCTTGAATATTACATGAATTTACCTTACAGCTACATTGTTGAATGGAGCGATGCTGACGGATGTTATCTCGGCAGTATTGTTGAACTTGAAAAAAATATGACCTGCGGAGATTCACCTGAAGAAGTTATTACAAATTTAAAAGAAGCACTTGAGGCATATATTAATACAAGTCTTGCAAATGGTATGGAAATCCCCGAACCGCTTAAATTATCTGACTTTAAGGGTAATATTACATACAGAACTACAGGTTTAACCCACTACAGGCTTGCTAAAACCGCAAAAATGAAAGGCGTTAGCATTAACGCTTTAATTGAAGAATCTGTTAATAAAAATCTACAGGAAACTGCTTAATTCTTCTCGCAAAGCGTTTGCCTGCACCTCAAGCCCTTTCAATATTTCTCTGTCCTCATCCGTTCCGCAATCCGTCAAAATCGCACGCAACGGACGAATTGCTTGCGCATCAAGTGCTTGAAGTTGTGATTTTATTTCTAAAATTCTAATCTTTTTTTGCGCAAGCTCGACACTATAATTAGGATTGATAACAACTTTGCCGTCTTGTATAATCTCATTTGCCTCAAGTGCATACAAAGCCGTTTCGGTTTGTTCGATTGTTAAGCCTTGATTATGATTGTATTCGACTATAAAATTTAATCTTTGTTCTTCGGTGTATGGTTTTTCTAATTTATATGACATTTTAACTCCTTTATGCTATTTTTCCCCACGCACGCCAAGTAACAGAAGCCGCACCGCTAAAGCCGCTCGACAAGATTGCTTGACTTGTGGTTTTTACTGTGAAAGATGTATTAATAGTTGCAGAGGTATTGACGCCGTTATTTATCACCAAGCCTTTATAGTCCAAATCTTTATACGGTTTCAACAATTTAATAACTGTGCCTGTATAAGTAGCATTAGCAACACCACCCTGTTCACACCAGCCGTCAGAATAAACCCTGTACCATGAAGTTCCGTTCTGGTAAGTTTCAGTTACGCAAACATTTCCAGATACAAGTTTTAAATACGGGTCGTTATAAGGTTTATTTTTCAATATTGTCGTCATTTTCAGTCCTTTCCTCTAACTCCTGTAACTCTGCGCGCAAAGCCTGCGCCTGCTCGTTGTAAAAATCTAACCAAGTTTTTTCGGGGTCATTCTCGCAAACCGACGGCTCGCACATTGCGCGGATACGCTTTGTATCAAGCTCATTGAGCTGTTGTTTTATTTTTAAAATCCTTGATTGTTTTTCTTTTTCTGCCTGCTCTGCCTCAAAATTGGGATTAATAATAAGGTCATTATTATCAATGATATATTTTCCATTTGTATAATCATCAGGGAGAACCTTGACATTATTATAATAATTACTTAATGCCTGTTCGTTTTCCGCGATTAGAATGTTATTATTTTGAATTGTGTAATATTTCATTAATTAACTCCTTTCCTTGGTATAAACTGCACAGACAGTGCGCTTGCAGAAGTTATACTATCTCCCTTTGATACAGGCAACGCAATACTATAATATAATTTCGGGCCACCTATTACAGTATTGTTAATAGTTAATGTATTTGGGGTACTGCTGTTATTTGCAGACACAGCAATAATACCGTCCGCAGGAATTATACAAGGTGTGGTTGAAAGCCCAAGCGATATGGCATTTGTATAGTCAACTTTATCAATTGTCTGAATTAAATCTTTAATACCGATTACATCATTTGTATTCTTATTAATCTGCTGTAATACCTCATCATCTGCAATATTGGTTGTTAATTTCGTTACTTTACTTGTATTGCCCACAACCATGTAAACATGCGTTGTAGTGTCTTGAAAACTGCTCAAATCATCTGTTTCAACACCTGAGGTTATACCATTTTTAGCAAGAGATTTTGGGATAAGTCCGAAAGATTTAGCGTTTGAAACTGCCGCACTTTCATTGATAGTACCGCTTTTTGTACCTATCGGACACTGCGTAGTGAAATGAAACGGTACGAAATAATGCGCGTTACCATATCCCGATAAAGACGATATGCCTGTAACCTTTGCTTTATCGTTAGTAAGGGCTAAAGTATCACCGTCACCGTAAACCTTGATTTTGTCCTTAGGTGTGAATGAAACTAAGTCTTTTCTCGGCAAGAAAATACGTTCGTTTTCCGTATCAATCCCAAAGAAATATGCTTTACCGTTTTTTTCATACCAAGCATCAACAGCATCTTTATCTGCAATGTCATAGAATTTATGACCGTTAGGGTGTATGTACATTGTAATTGTGTTGTCACCCAAAGTTACCTGTGTTGGCGTACTTGCTGCTTTTTCTGCAACATATTTATCATAAAACTTGGGATAACCTGCGTTCCCGCCTGCTATCGCGCTTTTATATACATAAGTGCCGAGTAAAGCCTTGCCGACAGCTTCGTCACCCTCTAAGATATGGTCGGAATAGATAAGGTCGCCAAGATTGTAACCGCCTGACCCGCCATTTGCTTGCATATTTCGGTTGTAACTTTTATTGCTCAGAGTTACCCCCCCCCCCATTGGAAACGCGCTCTACATCAGCGGTTTGGACAAGTTTAGTGACAACTTTTTCACTGTCCGATACTTTTTTGTAGGAAACGTTCGGCATAATGCTTGTATCAACCCAAATATCGTTTATGTACCAATTTGCAGGCTCTGCCTTTTGTTCAAAAATTTCGTTGTTATAAATCTCTAATCCGCCGGTTTCGGGGTTGTAGAAACAATTATATTTATCCTCTGCAAGAGTTGAAATATCCAGTGTGACGTTTTCAGAAACCGTAAACGTTTCCCCATCTGCGGCAGTTCCGACAGCGGGCGCGTTGAGGGTTAAAATATCGTTTTCAATCGTCATTAACGCAGAATTGCCGTCATTGTCAACGGGTCCCGAATTGAAACAAAACATCGGAAGAGATTGCAAAAACGGCAACTGTTCTTTCGGGACTAAACCGCTTTCATCAAGTGAAGCATAGCCGTCGGGTTTGCCCTTTTCTGCTTTTATTTGATATGAATCAAAACTGCTGTCAATTATAACGGTTATACTATCCGTATTCCCTACATTAATCGGCAAAATTAAACTTTTTCTTATAGTTGCTTTACTTGCCTGCGCTTTTGGTATAAATTCCGCAAGTTCATTGGCATTCCCGTATGCAAAAAGAATTTCTTCTCCGGTTTCATCATCCTTTGCCATTATTCCGAGTTCTCGATACCAAAAATCTTTGTCCGCCATTGTGTTATCAAAGTCGGTTTTTAATGTAACAATCCCGTTTGCTTTATCCTCATCATAAGATTTGATATTTAAAGATACGACCGGTGTTATTATAGATTTAACTTCTGTCAAATCATCATAACAATAGCCCTCACCTATAACCAATCTTGTAAAAGTACCCTTTCGGACTTTTAATAAATTAAGCAGCAGTGCACCTTGTCTTGTTATTACTAAATTATTTACAATGCCCATTATTCCTCCTGCGAAATTTCGCATAAATATTCTGTTTGTTCTACAACTTTTATACATGCCGGGATTGTTAATTTACCCTGCATTTGAAATTCAATACATTCAAGCCAAGCGGATCTTCTTTTGACTTTTTCAAGCACGCTCAAAAATAAATCTATTTGTGCATTTAAAATATTTGGATTATTTGAGAATATCTTAAAAAAGTATGGACTACCGCCGTACTCAAACCATTCCTGCAAAAAAGCATCAGGGAAATAATCATCTATAACCTGCTCTACTGCGTAAGCAGTTCCAAGCGTAGCAAATACCCTTTTGGCATTCTTTATAATTTTTCGCTTTGTATTAATATCTGCGCTTTCTTCATACCAAAAAATATTCATTTCGTAAGCAAGCTCAGATAATTCCGCCTCGTTTAACTCATCAATCTTATCCCATATACTTAATTTTGAAACATCACCCCAGCCCTGTCTTTCGATTTTATTTAACCCCTTTGCAAGTGATATATTAAAATCATCTTCCTGCATAAACTCGGGCAATAGTTCTAAAACATTAAGTTTTTCAACATTCATATTTACCGCCTATACTGTAGTATGAGTAATTTTTGCCACTCCCGACCTTTTCGCGACCGTATCGTCTGAAATCATTGTATAAACAGGTGAAACAATTTCTATACGGTCAGCTCCAACGGGTTTATTATCGTTTTTCAATACTTCCGAGCGCAAACGGTCAGGATTTATATCTAATCCGATTTTGCCAGATTGCCACAAATTATATCTTGCTACAGCACCGTTTTGACCTTCGATTTCATTTACAGCCGCATTTTCTTCTTCCGCTGTTGTATAATAATGAAATTCTATATCATACTCCTGAATTTTTACTGATTCTGCTATTACATTATCCGTTAAAGGCCTGCGCCGTTTAGGGCTGACTTTGTCCAAAACTTTTTGCAAAATTTCTTCGCTTGCAACAGTTCCGCCTTTACACATTACGATAAGTTTTACAACACCCGGACTTGGAGAAGTGACTTTTACATCAGATATACTTGCGTCCGCACTTTTTGCTAAGTATTCATAACTGTATTCAGGACCTGCTGTTGAAATAGCTGATAGGGCAAGCCTTATTCTGTCGCGATATTTATCGTCACCTGTTCCGTCATCACCGTCAGGATGTTTTTCGCTATACGGATAAGGTTCACCCTCATCACCGCCGCTTGTTTCAATTAAATTTTCCACTTCGGCAATATAAGGCACAATGTCAACAAGAGTGTTCAACTGACCTTTTGTAAAACCGTTGTATGCTGTGCCGCCTTTAACCGCTTTTATAGGTATATCAACATAAGTTTTGCCTGCCTCGATAATTCCGACAGTTTCTGTTGCAAAATATTTTGAATTATCTCCCGTAACTCGTGTTCCTGCTGGAACTACTACATTGGCCAGTAATTCATTTGTTAAATGAAATCGTTCAATACTCCCGGATTTTTGAGGTTTTAAACGGCCACAATCAACACCGTCACCGATTGCATCTAATGTTTCCGCTTTTGCATATCTTAAAAAACGCTGACGCGTCTGTTCATTAATATAGTTATATTTCTGTATATATAAAGCTGCAATTACATCTGTATAAATACGTCTTTCATCACCCGGATATAAAGGGGATTTCACACCTGTTTCAACCGTACCTACAATATCATTTATAATCTCTTTTGAATTAGTCTTAATAATATCTATATCACTCATCTGCTTCCCCTATAATTGTATTCAGGTTAAGTACTTCAATATCATTTTCGGTGTCAGTCACAATATTTGAATCGTTTAATTTTACCCGCGGTTCATAGGTTTCAATAAGCCATACTGCATGGTTTATCGTCTCGGCTCTGAATTCAGTTATTGTTTTATCTGTTAAGTCAGGATTCATTCCCCTTAAGCGGTCGTAGGGGATTTCCCCTTGCCATAATCGCATTAAATTATGTATGCACACCTGCGGTGTACCATTTCCGCTTGCCAGCATAATATTTCTCCTTATCTTTTTGGTTTCATATTCTTTTTGTCCTGCGCGCTTGCACCTATCCCGAGGGCGGATTTTGCTTCCGCTATTTCTGACGCACTTGCTCCTGAAGAGTTTGCCTTCTGAGAACTTACTTTTTTTGAGCTTGCTATATACTGGCTAAACTTTAAAGAGTGTTCTGCATGATAAATTCTTCCTGTATTAGACAGCATAGTGCTTGACATTGAGGTGTCTTCAAGCATAAAATCACCACGTCCAAGCTTATTATTGCCAAGGTAAAAAGTGCCGATTTGACCTGCTAATTTTTTAAAATCTTCATTCTCTTGTCTCGGATCTGCACCTGCGGGGAAACCGCTTACAAATTTTATTTGTAATTCTTCGGGCTGAAAACCTTTTATTGTTACCTTTTTGACGCCTGATTTACTTTTCTTTTCTTCCGTTTTTAATTTACTGCTGATTGTAAAATTACTTATTGATAAAACTTTGTCGTTTGATATTTCAAAAGTTTTATTTTTCCATTTTGCCTGTATAGTCATTAATTACCCTTTCGGCGGTGTTGTATCAGCTCCCTCGTTGCCGTTACCGTGAATATGTGAATTTTGGCTTGCAACATTTTCCGTTGTGACATCTTTTGCGCTTATATTTTCCATTGCCTAAATATTTTCAATAACAGTAACACTACCGGGAATTATACCTGTCCACTCACCGTCCATTCTCTCTAAGATTATCCCGCTTAAATCATCAAACAACGCAAATACAACCGTGTCGCCTGCTTTTAATGCTCCCATTGCCCCACGCAAATGCCACGGTATTATTAAAGGTTTTGTCGGCATATCAGGCTGCGAGGACGGTAAAACACGCGCTCTTGTACAATCTCCGTTTTTATCCAACGGGCCTGATTCTATTGTTGAAATTATGCCTTTTCCAATTTCTGACATCAGACAACCGCCTTTCTGAAAAATACTTTGCTTTCCATTTTGACAAAATCCTGCCGTAAGTGATTTATAAAAACATTACCGTTCCAAGAGGCCGCGCCCGCTGTTTGCAGTGCAACAACAGAACCCGCTGCAATTCCTCGCATTAACGGGGTTTTAAAAACTCCGTTATTCAATTTTTTATTTTCACTGGCCAGTAATCCTTTGGCGTAACGATTACCCTCATCTTGTGATGATATCTCACAATTAATTGTTTCAATTAACGGCTTGGTAAGTTTGTTTCTGCTTGTGTAAGTGCCTGTTATACTACCGTTTGAAATTTGTGCATTACCATAACCATCCTCAAAATTTTCATCAAAAGAAAAGTCATTACTTTCGTTTAATACAATAGTTTGAGCAGGGTCTCTTTTTTCGAAATTTTCTTCATTAAAAACTATCAATTTTTTATCATGAACTAGAAAGTTTAAACCCTCTAATCTGCAACGTTGTTTAAGAAAATCAAAATCAGCAATGTTAGCCTGTCTTACATACGTATAAAGAACATCTTCTACATCATACTCCTCAAATTCAAGCCCATGCCTGCCTGCTGCCTCTTCAAACAACTGATGTAAATGTACATTTTGCCAAGATTTATTGTATTTTGTTTTATAAAATGTATCCGGTAAAGAATTAGCACTTAATGTCATTAAACCGTTTTCGGGCTTGGCTTTCTCAACAAACATTCTTCCTGTGTCTGCAAGACCGTACTTGATTTGTATAACATCATTGCTGTCTGGATTCCATTTGTCCCATAATCTCTTGGTGTCATTGAATTTCATTAACAATTTACACCCTTTATTATCGGCATACATATCATGTTCGCACGTGCTTAATGAAACACTTTCGTGTATATCTTTTCCGTTATAAATAATTTTCAAAACATCATCTACGGCCGTTTGTTCAACTTTTTCAGTCTTTAAAGGACTAACATAAGCGGCCGCTTTGACAGCTTTTGCTTTCCCTTCCCGCCCCCATTCCATAAATGACAAAGTTATTTTACCAAAAACTATTGTCCCATCATTTAACACTTGCTCACCGGAAAGGCTCACGCCTGAAAGCATAACGTTTGGCGGCCCATAAAGAGCGTTTTCAAGCAAAAACGGCGCAGATTTCCCTAAGTACGAAACCATAGTATTGTATTCATTTATCGGGTCAACCCCAACTGTCGGACTCACAGAATAACTTATATCAAATTTTTGGTTTTCATGACCTTCTATAACAGAAGTTCCATTGTCACCGTTAGATTTTTTCTTCACTTTGTAAGAGATATTCAAACCCTCAAGTGATTTCAACATTTTATTTGATATTTCAAATTTTCTGTCACTCCAAGATGCCTGTATTGCCATAAATACCTATCCTAACCAAGGCGGTAATGATTCACTTGTTTCTAATGTATCAAATATCGGAATTTTTAAATGTTCACCGCCCTCAAATATTATTGTTTGCAAATAATTCGGATTTGCTTGCATAATATGATGTGCAAAAGTTTCCTCACTGTAAAATTCAAAGGCGATACTATCAAATGTATCGCCTTCTAATGCAATATAATCAGAATACGAGATTATCTGTATCATCCAGTTTTACTCCTTTACTTCTTAGCCACTCAATAATCAAATCTATAAAGTCGCTTTCACACTCTTTTAGCTTTTCTAAAATAGCTTCAGGACTTACATCACCTTCTATCATAAGCTGAGGACTGAATGTAAAGCCGCCTAAATCATAAGTCGTGCTTAGGCTTTCACCCGCACCGAGCAAGTC